GCCTCGTCAAGCTATGGGGATACGAACACCAGGAGAGAAGACTGCCTTTGAAGTACAGACATTAGACAATGCAGCTTCTCGTGTCTTCCAGAATAAGGTTGCTTACTTTGAACGTAACTTCCTTGAGCCTTTATTGAACGATATGTTAGAACTTGCTAGAAGAAATATGGAGATAAGTGATGTTGTCAGAGTTGTCGATGATGAGTTTGGTGCGGCTTTATTTGAAACTATTACTCCTGAAGACCTTGCTGCTCGTGGAAAGATACGACCAGTGGGTGCCAGGCATTTTGCAGCGAAAGCTAATCAGTTCCAAAATCTACTTAATCTCCTCAATAGTGCCGTTGGCCAAGACCCTGCTATCAATATGCACATCTCTGGAATTAAGATAGCACAGGTTGTTGAGGACTTACTAGATATTGAAAAGTTTAACCTAGTCCAACCTAACATACGTGTAGCAGAACAATTG